GAACAGCAGCATCTTCTACAACTTTAGCAAATGCTGACAGATTAGTAGTTAATGATGATGGTACAATGAAACAAGTAGCATTAACAGATGTTAAAACATACTTAAATAGTGCTGGGTATGTAACAGACGATCCCACAGCACTTGCTATAGCTTTAGGTTAATTAATAATAAAAGGAGAAAACACAAATGGCGAATACATTTAAAGTAGTTACATTTGCAGCAGAACCCTCAAGTGCTGGCACAGCGTACAAGATGTATACTGTCGCTGGAAGTACGACTACAGTTGTACTAGGTTTAATCCTAACTAATATTCATACATCAGCAGTTACTGTTGAAGTAGAATTAGTGAGTGATACAGCAAATAGAGGTGGTGCTAATAATGTAACAAAT